CGCGCGAATGACCCACACAGTTTGAACGCGGAAGGACCCATTGCCCGCATCGTCGACGGTCGCGCCGGTCGCGCTGAGCGCGTGACACGCGATTCAACATCAACCGACCTTGCCGTGGCTTCTAGGCGCATCTCAGCGTGCTGATGCAATTGCGCGTTCCAAGCTTGTGCGCAAGTAGTTGTTGAATCGCCGTTCAATGACCTTGCCCCCAATGTCTTGGATGGGAAAGCGCTTGTCGTAGTCAGGCCGTGGTTTTGCGAGGAAGTAGGCGAACAGCTGCTCTCGTGATCGACGGTAGATACCAGGGGGGCGGTTGCCTTGCCCACGGGGGGTGCCGATAAAGAATCCCCCCCTGGGGTTACCTGAGAGTCCTTTGTTGATGCGCTGCAGCGTGGCGATGCTGACGTTGCCCTGAGCGGTGAGCTTCACGTTGCTGGTGGGCACGAACACCGAACCCGATGGGATGGTGCCGTCGTTGGGTGAGTTGAGGAAGAAACGCTCGTAGCCCTTCTGGCGACGTGTGCCGCCTTGGATCTGATAGCGGAGGTAGCGGGAGCGTGAGCGGCCTTTGTCGTTGTTGGCGTAGACGTATGCGGTGAGGTCTGCTTTCTTGCTGCGCTCTACCAGGAAGGCGGTTTGCGTGAAGCGCGTAGGGGAATTGAAGTAGCCGCGGGTTGCGCTGTTGAGCGCCGTACGTGCGTCGAAGGCTGTGCTGTTGAGCGCCTGCGATGTGGCGAAGGGCAACTGGCGGGCGATCAGCTGCGAGCGGCGCTGCAGGAGGCCGATGCCCTGCTGATCAATGGTGAGGGTGATGGCCATGTGCCAAGGGTAGGCGGAGCCGCGAATGGTCCTGCCAACCTGCCAACCTGCCAACCTCGCAGCAAGACCGCCTGGCTAGTACATCTGCACTCCGATTTCCTGTCAACCTACCAACCTTGCCAACGTTGCCCCTATAGCTCCTTTTTACCCCTTACCTCACCCCTTTATATATTTAATACTAAGGTTAGAAGGTTAGTAAGGTTAGTAAAGGGGTTGGGGCGCAAGGGATCTCAGCCTGCCAACCTCTCCGCTGAGGTTGGAAGGAATACCCATCTGGACCGTCCACCGACCCATTGGCGCTGTTTGACATAGCCGAGCTCGCGCATGATCGATGCCACCTGCATCTGATCGGCTCTGCCTTGGCGCTCGACTGGTTTGCTGATCGCTTCGGTGAGCAGCAGCTCGCTGGTGATGGGTCTGCCGTCGTTGCGGGGTGCATTGAGCCATTCCTGTATGGCGGCCTTCCATGGCGAGTCGACGAGGTAGGACTCGTTCTCGTGATCAACCTGTGCGCTGTGTTCGCGTGAGAGGTGGTTGGGTTCGCCAGCGCGGTACGCGGCGACTGCTGCGCTCCATATGGCGTCACGCTCAAGCAGCAGGCCATCAACGGGGATGTGAGGTGCGGCTGTGACGGGTATGACCCAGAAGCGGCGGTTGCCGGTGTCGTCGACTAGGAATCCGGTGTCGCGGTTGGTGGAGCCGACGATGATGGATCGCCTGGGGAATGCCTCCGTGGTGCGCTGGTAGGGGGCGCGGAACATATCGGTCTGTTGGGTGAGGAAGGCTTTTACCTGACCTGCGTGCTTGCGACCGGTGATGTGATCGAGCTCGGCCCATTCCATTAGCCATGAGCGGTGAAGCACCATGAGATCGTCTTTTGAGCCGATGTCGCGGAGTGCATCGCTGAACCAGAGACCGCCGAGGTTGCGCCAGAAGGTGGATTTACCGCAGCCCTGAGGGCCCATGAGGACGCAAGCTGAGTCGTGCTTGCAGCCGGGCTCGAAGATGCGTCTGACGGCCGCTATGAGGGTGGCCTTGAGCATGGCGTCGTAGAGGCTGCCAGGTACGTCTCCTGGGCGCAGGTAGGCGGTCGCAAGGTGCTCGATGGGCACTGGCTGCACGTGATCAGCTACGTGCTCGAGGTAATCGCGAACGGGATCGTATGGGTTCTCAAGTGCGACGACGTGGACGGCATCGGCTGCTAGGTCTTTTGTGACCTTGACGCCTTGTTGTGAGAGCGCGAGGTAGAAGTGCTCGATGTGCTCGAGTGGCTTCTGGTCCAGCTCGATGGTCTTGGTGAAGACGTTCCAGCGAAGACGGTCGGCCATCTGCTGGCGCAGGAGGGAAAGGAGTTCGTTGGATTCAAGTTTGAGCAGCTTGAGGCCTGCTGCTGATGGGGTAGGTTGTGCTGCGCCATCCGGTGTATGGACAGACGGCCGTGCGGCTGGAGACGTGCGGCTTTTCTGATGGCCGGCTAAGTGGGCGAGGGTGCCAAGGGAGACGCCACCAGCTGCGGCTGAGAATGTGCGCCATTTGGCTTCGCAGGCGCCGGGTTCAAACTTGCCTGAGATGGTGGACCACTGGATCCAATCAGCGAGAAGGGCATCGTCAACGGAATGGAGCGCCATGCCGACACGTAGCCATGCGTCGTAGTCATCTGCATCTGCTGCTGGCACGGATGCGAGGTAATCGCGCGCGCGTTGGATATCGGTGTCTGGCAGTTGCAGGAGAGGTGCAGGCGCTGGCTTGTGGCGCTGCATTTGCTGGAGCAGGAGGGATGGAGCCTCTGCGATGGTGAGATCGCCAGGTGCGCGGCCTTTGAGCCATCGGTAGGCGCCGGTCATCGGGTGAGCGCCGGCTACGACGGATTGGCAGCCGGACCAACGGAGCTCTAACTGTTCGCCTTTGACGCTGCTGCGCAGCTTGGTGGTCTTGATAGTGGCCCAGAATGGTTCTGGGACTTGGTAGATGATCTGCACGCGACCATCTCGGCCGGAGGTGACTGCCCAGGACTTTGGGAGGTCACGCAGTGGAGCACCAATCTGCTCAAGCACCTCCGAGGCGCCGAGGCCATCGTGATCGACGAACAGCAGGCCACCGGATTGCGGGCCAGCGATGACGCCTATTGCCACTGCACGGCCGGCGTTGATCTCGGTGATGAGATCAGCACGGGAGATGGGGTGCTTTTGCCATTCGGGCTGGTAGGGGCGCTTGTCGTTACCAACGGCTACCAGTGCCCAGTGGTCGGGGATATTGGCGAGTTGATCTAAGAGGTCGGCTACCACGCGAGCGGTGAGAGGCCGGCGAAGTGTGGCAGATAGGTTGGCAGGTTGCTAGTTATCTCAGGATTTCGTTTGCGTCTTGGACTGAGCGTGCGATTCCAGCGATGCCACCTGCGGCCGATACGGTGCGCTGCCAAGCGTGCTGCTCGGGCTTGACTTGGCCATTCGGAGTCTTCACTTCGATGCTGGTGAACACAGCGATGCGCTGGCCGACCATCTCTGGGGTGACGGTGATTGTGCGCCAGCCGATCAGATCAGCGGAGCCACGGGCGAGGCCGAACTGCACGGGCCGGCCGGTGCATGGATCGGGCAGTTGGCCCACCTGATTGCGAAACAGACGCAGGTCGGTGCGTGTGCCGAGTGCTAGGCGTATTTTCTGCTGGAGTGTGGTCTCAGCGTTGGCCACGCGCCTGATGGATCCGGTACGCCCAGCCCGGACTGTAACCGCGTTCTTTTGCTAAGGCGAGCAGTTGGGGGAGGGTGCGAGCAGCTCCCCGCTCTTGCTTGCGCGCTTTTATCTCTTTTCGATACCAACCTTCATCAACTCGCTTCAACGTGCGCTCGATTTCTTGAGCCGAAAGCCTAGTGTCGTTCTGCACTAGCGCCCAGGCTTGTATTTCTTCTATAGATCTTGCTCCTGCATTGATGGCACGGTTAACGCAATCGGTGACGGTGAGAACGGAGCGCCTTCGAAGCTCCTGTAGTTCCCCCGCGATCTGCTGGATCTTGCGTGATTTGATCGGCTGGCATTGTGCGCCACAGACCGGGCAGATCGGCTGCGGCTTGAACGCTGCGAAGCATTCAGGGCATGTGCGGACAGATGGCGCTGGTGTGCCCTTGCTGCGCCGCATACGGTCATCGAGCGACCAGTCGCGTGGATCGTCGGGGAAGCCATGGCGCAGCACGTTGCCGACGTGATCGAGGATGATCGCGGCATCTTTGCCAGGTGCTGGGCGCAGCACGCGACCGACCTGCTGTAGGTAGAGGCCAAGTGATTGGGTTGGCCTGAGCAGGATGGCGCAGCTAGCGGCTGGCACGTCAAAGCCTTCTGAAACCACGTCGACGGTGACCAGGACGCGGGTGCGATTGGCAGCGAAGTCGGCTACCACCTGCTCACGGTCCTGCGTGCCACCTAGCAGCAGTTCTGCTGAAATCCCCGCTGTCTTAAATGCGTCGCATACTGAGACGGCGTGCTTCACGTTACAGCAGAACGCTATGGCCTGCTGTGCGCCCGCATAACGCTGATAGTGCGTGATGGCATCACCGGTCACGGTTGGTCGATCCATGGCGGCCGCGGCCTGATCGTTGGCGTAATCGCCGGCTCTTGTACGTACACCGCTGAGATCAGCGACCACTGGCGGCGCATAGATCCGTGCTGGCGATAGGTAGCCGGTGAAGATCAGATCCGCAACGCTGGGGCCGAGCACCATGGCATCGAAGGCGCTGCGCAGCCCGCAACCATCGAGCCGGCATGGCGTGGCGGTAACACCGAGTCGATAGGCATTGGGCCAATGATCAAGGATCCGCGCCCATTGGCCTGCTGTGGCGTGGTGCGCTTCATCAATGATGATCAACCCCGGTTGCCAATCCATGCGCGTGAGACGCCGGGCGAGCGTTTGCACGGACGCGATCTGCACGGGTGCATCTGTGGCAGGCACACCGGCCGCGATAATGCCGTGCTCGAGGCCAATCCATTGGAGCTTGCTGCTGGCCTGGTTGATCAGCTCACGGCGATGCACAAGGATCAGCACGCGGTTGCCCTTGGCCGCAGCCGATTGGGCGATGGCGGAGAAGATGATCGTCTTGCCGCCGCCGGTTGGTAGCACAAGTAATGGGGAACGCGAGCCGCTAGCTATTGCAGCGCGTGTGTCTGCCATGGCGCGTTGTTGGTAATCCCGCAGATTTATAGCGGCAACTCCAGTTGTGTTCCATCTGCGGGGGCACCATGCATTGCGATTTGAGCCATGGTCACTGCGCGGCGCTGCTGATCATATGCAGGGCGTGCATAACCGAGCTGGTACAAGTGCAGATCGTTTTGCAGCAATGCCACTGCTACTGCACGCCACGACGGAGCACGGCCTGAGGCCGCAACCTTGACCTGCACTTCATCGGGAATCTCGTGCGAATAACAGCGGGCTTTCCACGTCCGCACGTATTCCGAGACTCTCGCGGTAGCGCATCTCCCAGGCGCGAATGGCTCGATCCGCTTGTCGGTTCGCCAATGTCCGTTGCTCATCAGTCAGAAGTCCCCATGCTTGTCGGGTGATGTCCTCAGGGCATTGCAAGGCAAGGGCGCAGGCAGCGTGGCCGATCCATGCTTTGCGGTTGAGGTTGTAGTCGGTTAGAGCATTGATGCAGCTGTTGGGCCACTCAAGGGTGACCCGTTGCATATAGCGCCCGTAAAGGCGGTGATTGCCGGTAAAGATCTGTGCGCGATACAGAGCGATGCGTCGATTTGGCACATCGCCCCACATGTTGAAGTGGATCTCTTCCCAGGTATCAATGGGCAACCAGATCCTCTTGAGCTTCACGTTCGAGATCCTCTGTGATGTTGTCGATCTGGTCTACGTCCCATGCCTTGCTGAAATCCTTGCCAAGAAACAGCGAGGCCAAGCCTGTGATTTGTTTGAGGCGCAACAGCTCATCAGGGCTCATGCCGATGTGCTTGCAGATCCATGCGTCGCCTTTACCCATTTCGATCAGCTCGGCAACAATCACGCTCATTAGCTCGATGTTGTGCGAACCACGAGCACGGTTGTGGCGGATAGTGGAAGCCATGCGGTCGTGCAATTCCTTGCGCAACACCACAACTGGTAGCCGGCCACCTTCGCGTTCGCGGATGCGCTGGCTGTTCTTCAGAGTCAGATAACGGTGAAAACCGTCAACGACCACATAAAGGTCACGCTCGGCATCATGCACGACAACGACAGGTTGCGTGTAACCGTCTTCCCAGATGGATGTTTCGAGTAGCGCCATCTCAGGCGGCGCAACAGAGTTGGGGTTGTAATCATTGGCGGTAACCTTCTCGATAGGAATACTGCGTACGGAGTAGACCGGGGATCGCCAAGGGTATGAATCGTTCTCGTCATGCAGTTCATCTCCTTTAAGGGGTGGGTTGAATACACAGATCAGAGTGGTGGGCTCTAGGGCCTCAAACGTGTGCGGATCATGTTTGTCCAGCACATAGGTCACATCAGGCGCGATGGCGTGGATCTCTTGCGTTGTTTCGTTGATCAGCAGACCTTTGCCGCTCACGCAGTAGCACGTTTCAAGGTGGTGCTGATAGTGCCAGCGGTGCGGCTTGCCAGGATGCACGATGGTTTTAGTCATGCTGTATCCCATGCCGTCATCTTCCGTGAGCAAGCGATGGCTGGTGAAACCGCCCTTTGGGCAGTTAACAATGCGATCAGCTGGAAGCTGTGAGGCGTTGAGGATCTTCATTTAGCGGACCGGTTGAGGACTTGGCTGTACTTACGTTGGATTGATTTCTGGCGGCGCTGCTGCTCTTGCGTTGGCGCCAAGCCAAGATATTTGCAAGTATGGTCGTTCTTTAGAACCGTGATGGCAAAGCGCTTCCACGATGTGACCATGCTGTTGTGACACGGCAGATCATCGAGATGATCAGGCGGCACCTTGATCACAACACGGCGCAGATTGTTCCCGCCATGGCGCGTGGTGCCATTGATATAGAAGCGGATGCCGATACGGCTAAGCGCGTCAATGATCGACTCAGGAAGACCGCGCCCCACTCGACCCCAGTAACGGATTGACTGAATGAAGCGCTGCTTAAAATTTGCGTTGGACTGATCTGGCAATGTGGCGAGCAAGAACTTCACGAATGATTTCCATGTGTGCCCGGCTGGCAGCTTGAAGGATTTGTAGTCAAGCTGTTTGCCGTAGGTTGCCATGAAGTTCGCCCCACCGACTCTGGCGCAAAGCCTGGCCCACACCTGCGGGTCAATCACCCGATACATCGCCAGACTTGATTTGGACTCTGACATAAAAGGCGATGCCACCCGCATTTTTTTGATTGGGATGCCGGCCATATAGAACACGTCATAGAGCTTGTTGTAATCCCAGCCGAACTTTGCGTTAGCGGTCCAGATATCCTCCGTCCGCCAGTCGTAAATGGGATAACAGTTGTAGGTATGGTCGGTGTTCTTCTTGGTCCACATGCGGCCAAGCATGGTCTCCTTGTCCTGATTCAGGATGGCCCGGAACCGGTTGAGCGATTCAACGGTGCGGATTCCGATCAGGTTGGCGCAGGGCTGACCTTGGCTGTACCACTCAGCAAACATGTCCCAGAAGGTGGCGTAATCCATGTTCTCAATGAACAGGTCGCCAAAGGGATGATTCTGCAGATTGACGATGTAGTCCTGCTGCGGCATAGGCCTGATCCAGCGGTGTCGATCTTGCTCGCCCCAGCACTGCCAATCGATCTCGTAAGAGGAGACGGTGCAGGGCAGGGTGATGGGCAGGCAGCACCAATAGATGTCGAGGATGTCCCGGTTGGCTTGGAGGATGCGATGCATGAACTCCTCGCTGTGGGTGTAGTTGGCCTCGTTGTCCATGATCTGGACGCCGATCTTGATCGGCAGCTTGCGCTCTCGCACGTAGTCGCAAACGAGATTCAGGAGAACACCGCTGTCCTTGCCGCCAGAGAAGGAGACGTAGACACGGGTGAAGTGCTGAAAGATGAAATCCAGCCGCTCGATAGCGGCGTCGTAGACGGATTGTTCGAGGTAGTGGCGCATGGGCTTTGCCGTGGCCAGCCGAACCTAGCAGCATCTGGCCGCAAGTGCTAGCATCTGCGGGCAACTTGCAGGAGATCATGCAAAACGCCGACTACCACCGACACTATGCGGTCAGCAAGTCCGGCCTGGATCAGATCGCCAAAAGCCCTCTCCACTATTGGGCGCGTTACCTCGATCCGAACCGCGTCTGGCCTGAGCCCACGCCTGCCATGCGCCTTGGCACGGCATTGCACACCCACGTGCTTGAGCTGGATCAATGGGACAAGCAAATCGCGGTGGCCCCGAGCGACATCAACCGTCGGACTAAGGAAGGTAAGGAGCAATGGGCCGCGTTTGAAGCTGATGCCAAGCGCAAGACCGTGATCACCGCCGATGATGCCGAGGTGGTGATGGCAATGGGCCGCAGCATCATGCGCCATCCGGGAGCGGCCATGCTGCTAGGCCTGCCAGGCAAGGCTGAGACCACGCACATGTGGATCGACCCCCTTTATGGGATCGAATGCAAGTGCCGACCTGACTGGCTGACCGATGACGGCAGCATCATGGTCGATCTCAAGACCACCAGAGACGCCAGCCCGCGTGGCTTCAGGCGCAGCATTGGTGATTACCGCTATCACGTGCAAGCTGGCTGGTACATGCACGGGGTTCAAGCTGCCACCGGCAAACGGCCCGATCAGTTCATCTTTATCTGTGTCGAGACCACAGCGCCTTACGCGGTCGCTGTGTACGCGGCAGACGCGGAGATGATCGAGCGCGGGCATGAACAGGCGATGTTCGATCTGGGCAAGCTGGCTACCTGCCGCGCTGCTGATAACTGGCCGAGCTACAGCGATCAGATCGAGACCATCAGTCTGCCGGGTTGGATGACGGGCCAGCAACAGCAGACCACTGAGATCGAAACCTACTGATGACTGAATCAACAGCCCTCACCACCACCAGCCCGTCAGGGTCGGTGTTCAGCGGCATCCAAGCATTCGAGGATGCCCAACGGATCGCCAAGGCATTGGCCAGCAGCACACTGATCCCGCCGCAGTTTCAAGGGCAACAGGGTTTTGCTAACTGCCTTGTCGCGCTTGAGATCGCCAACAGGATGGGCATCAGCCCATTCCTGGCGATGCAGCACCTGCATGTGATCCACGGCCGCCCCTCGTGGAGCAGCAGTTTCATTATTGCGATGGTGAACGGCTGCGGTCGGTTCAGCCCGCTGCGGTTTGAACTGAGCGGCACCGGCGACAGCTTGGCCTGCTATGCGGTCGCCACTGATCTGGCCAGCGCTCAAGAGCTGAAAGGGCCAACGATCACGATGGCGATGGCCAAACGTGAGGGATGGGCCACTAAGAGTGGCAGCAAATGGGCCACCATGCCCGAGCTGATGATCCGTTACCGGGCCGCTGCCTTCTGGGGACGCCTGTATGCCAGCGACATGCTGCTGGGGATGCAGAGCCAGGAGGAAGTGCTGGATGTGCAGCCCGTCACGGTGACCGAGACCAGCGTGGCCGATCTGAATGCCACCATCGCCGCCAAGGCCGAGCCGCAACCGGAGCCAGTGTCTGATGAACTCTTCTGATTACTTAACGGCCACGCAGTTGGCGCAGCGATGGGGGCTGCACCCTGACACCCTGCAACGCTGGCGCAAGGCAGGCAAGGGTCCGTCTTACTTCAGGACTCCCGGCTTCGTGCTCTACCCATTGGCCGAGGTGGAGCAATACGAAAAGGCCAACACCATCACCCACGATTGACCGATGACCTTCAAGCTAAACCTGAGCATTTTCAAGAGCACCAAACCCGAGAGCAAGGTCGATTTCAGCGGGATGATGAACGTGAAAGTGGAGGAGCTCGACGCGTTCTGTGCTTTCGTGCTCAGCCAGACGCCGGATCAGTACGGATCGGTGCAGGTGCCGATCAGCGGCTGGAAGAAAATCAGTAGCAAGGGCCTCGCGTATGTCAGCGCTGTGGCGCAGCCCCCTCGTGATTGGGTGCCGCCTGCATCTGCTGCTCAGGTGACCGCCGCAGCTCAAAGCTTGGCCGGGGCCACTGATGGCGTGGTTGCCGAGGTAATTGAGGAGCCGTTCTTCTAACGGCCCATCAGCTCGCATTCGAGCCGCGCGATCTCATTGACGGCCTGTTGCAACAGCTGCTGTTGGTAGCAGACTTGCTTCAGTAACGCCGCAGCCATCGGGCCTGCATCCTTGCTTGTGAGCAGGGTGCGGGCCTGCTTTTCGATCTCGAATTGTTGCTCGGGCGATAGCTGGACAGCCATCCACTCACCGAAGTTCATGGTGCCATAGTGGAGGGGTACAGGTTTAGGTTACCTATGGAGTGTCCACGTTGCGGCAGCGGTCAGATCAGGGCGATTGCTACCAATGGGAAGCAAGCCGATAAGGTGACCCGCCAGCGGCGCTGTGTGGACTGCAGGCATGTCTGGTACACAGTCGAGCTGCCTGTGAGCTTGGTTGCTATTGGCTGGGCGCGGACGCCGGACACAAACAAGAGCGTGCCCGTGTTGCGGGTGCCTGTGGAGCTGGCGGTCGGCACTGACGCAGTATGAAGAACTATCACAGCGGTTAGCGGCATGCACCGCCGGCAGGGTACAATACGGGGACGCCCAACCAGGCACCGCAACACTCCCATGCTCACCGCGACTCTGCTGGTGATCTGGAAGCTGATCCTGCCGCTGCTGTTTGTAGTGGCAGTGATCGACTGGCTGACCGCATCCGAAACCCGCCGCGTTCGCATCCTGCGTCGCACGGGTCTTAGTCAGCGACAGATCGCCACCCGCCTCAACCTGTCTCGCTATCGCGTCCGTCAGGCGCTCACATCATGATCAACCGCATCAATAACGCCATCTGCCTGCTGATCGTCGCCGCTGTGTTCGCCATGATCGGCATCGAATCAGGGGCACATCACAGCCCCACCCACTCCGGCACGCAGCAGGTGGTACGCCATGACTGAACGCCGCTACTACTTCCAGATCCCTAGCGCAAACGTGATTGATTGCGTCATGGCAGTCAGCATCACAGATGCCAAGGATCAAGCCTTCAAGGAGTATGGCCATCAATGGCCGGATCTCGAATGGATCAACGCTGAAACCATTACCGAATCTGTGATTTATGGCTGAGGTGTCTGGCGCCCTATTCCAATGGCGCAACGATGAACATGAAACCGGCTGCTACGGCGAAGGCATCAGCAGGCCACGCCATGGCGCTCGTGTGAAGGATTACACCGTAATGGTCTATCCCCTAGGCGGGCAACCGCTCAAGTGGTACACCCGCGCCGAATCCAAGGCCGCCGCGGCCAAATATGCGCAGAACCGCTGGCCTGGTGCCACGGTGGAGGTGGTGTGAGCACCATCCGCGACCGCATCAATCAGTTGATCACAGACTCTGGCGCATACCAGCAGGGGAGGCAGGATGAACGCGAGCGCCTGCAGCGTCTGATCGATTTCAGAATCGACGAGCTGCGCACCGTGCCACGCACCGAGCTGCTGTGCGCCGAACTTAAACACGTCCGCCGATTACTTGAACCATGAACGCCCAACAGCTTGACCAGCAACGCGCCGACATGATGGACGCGCTTTATCAACGCAGCGGCCGTGATGAGCTGCCCTATGGCCATCCGCTCCGCAGCACCTACACCGGGTTGTGGCAGGAGTTTGCGCTCGATCTAGCCGCCAACTTCCGCGACACGGACTACACCGAGATGCTGTCCCGCGTGGTGCGTGCCATGGACGCCACCGAGTCAGTGATGACGCAGAAGCAAGCGCAACAGGCGATTGAAGTGTGCCGTCAGCAGTTGCTGGGGGATAAGTGGTTGTGATGCCAACTGGCCGTCCATTCAAGTCCGGAGAGCTTAATCACGCCGCCATCCTCACACCGGAGCTAGTGCGCAAACTACGCCGGCTCCGCACCGAGGGGTGGAGCTATCGCCAACTGGCAGCCGAGTTTGACGTTGACGAAAAGCACGCATGGCGCATCTGCAAACGCATCGCATGGGGATGGCTTGATGACTGATCCAATCAATCCAGACCACTATCGCCGCGGCCCAGTTGAGGCTATCGATGTGATTGAGGCTGCCATTGCTGACGCGCCACACATGGTGCCCGCTTATCTGCAGGGTCAGGCTCTGAAGTATCTGCTGCGCATTTGGTGCAAAGGCCATGCTCTCGAAGATGCCCGCAAGTGCCGCTGGTATATCGAGCGTCTGATTGCCAAACTGGAGGGATGATGCACCAACTGCCCGGTCTCAACCTGATCGAACGCTTTGCGTTGCGCATCCTTACGCGCAGTCGGCGCACAGGCTTGGTGGTGGTGAAGCCCTACGGCTACCCATGCCTCTACGTGGCATCTGACGGCACTGATCCGGTGGCGGCGTATGTCACCAATGGCCCGGAGGAACCCGCATCGATGTTGCTAGAGCGCATCTACCACCAGCCAGCTGCGGGCGAATTGGAATGATCAGCCTGCACGCCGGCCGTTTGCTGCTGGTGTGCAGCCGATCTGATCGCAACTGGCACGCTCGTGTGGTGCTCGGCCCAAAGCCTGAACACCAGCTTGAGATGGATACCGGAACGGTTCACCTGCAGACGGCGCTCATCAAGGCGCAGCAGATCTACCAAGCGGCACGCAATCGCATCCGGCCAGCCGCTGGGCCAATGATGTGCTGGGATTGTCACTACTGGGAGATGCGCCACCAGGCG